AGTTCCACCCGAAATCGTCGCGTAGCCAGACGCCGCGATGCCGCCAACACCGTTCGGATTGTTGTTCGGCGAAGCCGGCGGCGGGATGAACACTACCGGCGGCACGCCGTAACCGGCACCCGCATTGGCAGTCACAATCGTCGCCGTATTCATCGACAACTGCCCGCCAACAAGCGGTACCCACGTCGAGCCGCCGCCACCCGTTACCGCGATCGTGGTGGACGCCTGCACGTAACCCGAACCAGGCGCAATAACGACGCCACCCACCGGGCAGCCAAGACGATTCGCGATGCGATAGTTGAAACCATCGCTCTTGATGTAGATCAGACCGCTCTGCCAAGAAGCAGAAGCCGCCATAGTCCAACACCCCGGAGGCGTAAGCGGATCGTCGTACTCCAACACCAAGTATGAACCGAGCGAAATCAACCACTCGCCGGCCGGAACCTGCAGCTGATCGCCGGCATTGAGCGTCTGCTTATTGCTCGGAAAATCCTGCGGGGCGTTCGTAAGTTCTGAAGGATACAAGGACTGAGGCAGGGCCAGCCCAACGCCAGGACCGCTCAACGGCATTGCTTAGCTCCTTAAAACGACGCGCTGGACGCGGACAGATTGTAGCCCCAGAAGCCCGAGCTGGACTTGGCCGACACGTAGTCGTAGCCGACCACCACGACGCCCTGCTGTCCGATCTGCCCGAGCGGTACCAGCGAGTAGAAGCCGGAGAAGTCGAACGCAGCATCCTCCGACAAGTACATCGCCGTGTACTTGACGTTGACTCCGAACACGTTGCCCTGCGGCACGAAGTGGTCGGCGAAAATCGGCACGCCCGACACAATGAGGTTCGGGAACGACGACCTGATCTCGATGTCCTTGCTGCCGGCCCCCGACATGCCGGGGTAGACAACCTGCTGCTCGTTCCCGATGAAGTCCTTGTTGAGCGTTGCGTAGTCGCCGGGCGACATGACCACAAAAGTCGGTGCCTCGCCGCCCGCGTTGTTCGTGACGTAAGCGAGCAGCGTAGACATAGTCGAACGCGTGAAGCCGACGGTCCCAAGGTTGAACGTTCCCGACCCAAGATTGATGTACTGACCCTTGAAGGCCGAGTTACCCGCAGCCGTGCGCGAGATGCCCCCGTAGGTCGGGAAGTTGGTCCCGTCGTCGAATGCGTCCTGCATCGAGTTCGGGAACAGTGAGTTCGCCGAGTTGTTCGTGAACGACAGCCGCGCCATGTTCTGGCGCGTCACCGCGAACACATCGTTCATGCGCGCCTTGAGGAGGCTGATCTCGCGATCGGTCGCCTGCAGCACCGTCTCGCCGAAGGGAAGCGGCACAGGCACGACCCAGTAGGCGAGATTCCACTGGCCGTTCTGAATACCGGGCGTGATGACGGGACTGTTGAAGCCGCCGCCGTAGCCAGTAAATTGACCCTGCACCATGCTTTGTCCTTGCATTGGTACAGTGATCTGGTTGAGGCCGCCGGCCGCGCGCTGCGCGTTGCCGGTCATGTAGAAGAGGAAAGGGCTTCCGAAGTAAATTTGTATGAACAAACGGGGAACAAATGCGCGACGCATCACCGCGGAAAGTTCGTTGTACAATGAGCCTGCGGCAGGAGCTACGCCAAGACCGGGAAGGGGCACTGCAAGCCTCCTGCTATAAAGCTACTTTGCGTCAACGACGCGCTTGTCCGCGAATCTCGCTCAACGCCTCGCGCGCAAGCTTGTCCACCACGGGCGTCGACTCGCCGTGCGACTCGATGAGCTTCTTGAGGTCCACCTGATCGTCAGCCGGCGGCGCGAGGAAATCCCACGGACCCGAGCTGGCACCGGTCGCGACCGGCGTCTGCGGCGGGTGCTCGCGAAGGAAGTGCGCCCAAGCGATCTTCGGCTTGGTAATGCCCTCTTCCTCCATGATCTTGCGCACCGCGGCCTCGCCCTCGGGAAGCAGGCCGTGATTCCGGCGCAAATCCTCGAAGTCGCGCTCGATGCCGGTACTCAGTTCGGAGAGCTTCTTCTCCTGCTCGCGCGCGGCCTTCTCGTCGGCGAGCTGCTTCTTCAATTCCTCGACCGAGGTCTGGAGCGGCGCCACGCGCTGCTCGAGCGGATCAGGCTGGTCCAGCTCAGGTATCTCGGCTTTCGGGTCGAACGCCTTGTTAGCCTCGAGCAGCTTGCGCCGCGCAACGGGATTCTTCATCCACGCGCCGATCTGCTCACGCAGCTTGCGGTTGGCGCGAACTTCCTCCTCATCGACCTCGATGAGCGCCATCACTTAGTTCCGATGCTGCTACCCGCATTCGGGATGTGGGAGATGGTCATGGCGGGCGACGATGCCTGCGCCGGCAAGTGCGACTTGCGTCCCTGGATGTCGTCCGACTCCATGTCGACGCGCACGATCTGCTCGTCCGACTTGGGGATCGACTTGGCGGGATTGTGAAAAAGGTCCATTCGTTCAACTCCTCAAACAGCGTGGCCACGACGCGGCCTCGTGACATGTTCGACCGACCGGCCGGACAAATGCTGTTCACCAGACATGAGCGGCGTGCCGGGCAGCGTGTCCTCGCGCACCATGGCAGTCGCCGTGTTCTCGTACTTGAACGGCATCTCGTCCTTGCACTTGAAGATATCGGTCATGCAGCCATCCCTTGCTGCCCACCAGGCTGCTGACCCCCAGCGCCACCCTGCTTGAGCGCCTGCATCTGCTGGTTCGCCTGAGTGGCGCGCATCATAGTGTTCTCGGCCATGCTCTTCTGCCCGGCCGGCGTCACCGACCCAGGCGGCACGTGCTTGGCGAGCGAACCGAGCGCCTTGAGCACCGCGGCGCCCGCCTCGGACGTGGCGCCGAGCATCGGGACGAGCTGCTGAAGCTGTTCGACGATCATGCCGAGCTTCTGGAGTCCGGCGGCCTCGTACCCCTTATTGGGTGTCGGGCCCGTCGCCGACGACACACCCATAGGGGGAGCTTGCGCTTGAGCGCCGCCGGGCATTCCAGCTTGCGGGGTGACGGGCACGTTGTAGCAGCCTGTTTACTTGCGCCGGCCGCGTCGCCCACGCCGATTATACGTCAGCATAGTGACTCTCCTGGTTGCGCGTGGAACTATTCCCACGATTGCGCCCAAGAGTCTGCGTTGCCCTTGTAAATCTCAATAGACTTTGTTATGGAAGTTCTAGGAAGTGCTAGAAAGTTTTGACCGTATGAGCATCTGGGCTGCTGGCGCCACCGGCTTTACGATTGGTGTATTCTTCACAAGCGCGTTGATTTGCGTCTTGATGTGGGTGGATGACGCGGCTCACATTCGTTGATCGGAGACAAGCGGCGTGACGCCCACTGACCAATTCCTCGATGTCAGGGACTGCGCCAGGATACTCAAGATGAGCACGCGCTTCGTCTATCTCGCACTGCGCTCGGGGCGGGGACCGCGCTATCAGCGCTGGGGGGGCGAGAGAGGCCGCTACCGGATACGCTACTCCGACCTGATGCGATGGGCGCAGCAGTCGAACGGAAAAACCGATGTGCGATGACTGCAAAAAGCTAACGCCAGAAGAGTTAGCAGCGCTCGTCAAATCTGAAAGAAAACGCATGCTGGATGCCGGATGGACGCCACATCCATCAAAAAAACATTCCTGGCGTCGATCACTGGCTTCCCCCCGAAACACCGAAAGAAGGGCACTAACTATGTACTGTCTCACCATCTGCTTCGGGCCGGCAGCCACGACGTGGGCGCTGATGTTCAAGACAAAGGAATCAGCAGAAGCGGCTCTTGCAAGAGAGTGGACTGACTCTGGACACACAATCGAAGTAATTGACGACTTTGAGCAAAACATCACTATTAAAACTGATGCTGTTCACGCCATCATGTACGAAGACCTCAGCCTCAGCAAGCTCGCCCACATCGAGCGCGCGCTCCATCAGGCACGCATGCAGGCCGAGGGTCAGAAGATGGCGCAAACCGACCCGGCGCTCGTGCACGCTGCGCGAGGACCGAACATCATCTCGCCGATGATGGGAGGCAACGGGAGATTTCCTACTTAATTCCTATTGCGGGATAGAGCAGAGGCAGCTCGCTTGGCTCATAACCAGGAGGTCGAGGGTTCAAGTCCCTCTCCCGCTACCAACTAGTGCTTCCCTCCCCCCACCTGCCGCAAAAGCACCTTCTCGCCAACCTCCGGGTGCTCCTGCATGAGCTTCTGCATGAACTGCGCTTTCTCGGCCTTGCGCTCGCGCGCCGCGAGCTTGGCCGCTTCCTTGCCTGGATAGTGCATATTTTCGAGCACGTATTCGTCGTCCACGATCCCCGACTTATGCGAGGCGAAAATCAGCTGCTCGGTCTCGCTCGCAAAGATCGGACTGGAGCTATGGCTATCCACCGTCACCCGCCAGTCGTCAGGCAATTGCGACAAGAGAAAACTCGTCTCTTCACATAATTGGGGCGTGTCGCCATTCGTCCAGTAGAACCGCCCATCCTTCGCCTCCATGATCGACAGCGTGAGGTCAGCCGAATCGGCGCATTGGCGTTCCACCAAAAGCGAGCGGTCACGCAGCGTCGGCGAGGCCGTCTTGACCAGCGTATCGGCGTGCACGCCAGCTCTCACCCCCGGCTCACCCTGCCCGCGCATGATCTCGGGGAACGACCCCAGCTCGTTGATCTTCTGCTCAAGGTGCTGGATCATCGGCAGAAGTTCAGGCGGGAACTTAGGCGTCAGATCCTTGATGTCTGAACCCTGTCCCTGATTCAAGTAACCGGCGAGCCGCGCCTGCGAGTACAGCTCATCCGTCATCCCCGACTCGCCGACAAAACCCAAGAACTTATCAATCTGCACGCCCATCAGGCGCCGCGCATCGGCATACCACTCCGCCAGCAGGCCCTGCGGCTCGATCAAGTCAGTCAGCTCGCTGCGCCCCCAGAACCAGTTCGTCACCTCATTGGGCTGAATGAGCCGATAGGGCTGGAGCCGGGAATCCTTGATCAACAAGTTCGTCCTAGCGAACCGCGGCGCGATGACGATGTCGGGATCGACCATAATGATGGTCGTGTAATCCTTCTCGTCCTGCACCCACAGCTCGTGGACCTTGACGACCGGCGCCATCACCTGCGGTCCCATGACCGCGTAATTCGGATCGTTGCCAAGCTGCACGATGCCACCCGGCGCCGGCTGCGTTGCCCCCTGGAGACCGGTGTTGAGCTGCGACGCCGACAGCACCTGGTGGAAGTAGCTCGTCATCTCCGACATCGACGAGCCGGTTGCCGCGTGCGACTCAATACGGGCGTAGAGCTTGTCCGCGTCCGGCATGTGCCATATGCGCCGCCACACCTCGGCCAGCGTCATCATGGTCGTCTCGCACAGCGCGATCTGCTTGTTGATGTCGTTCTCGGCCTCGTTGTAGACGCCGAACTGCCACGGTAGAACGAGCTTCTGGTAATACCGCGGCGTCTCCTTCTCGCCCTCAACCTGCACGAACTGCTTGAGAATGGCAGCGCCATACTTGAGCGCCTCGAACACGCCAAGGCCGAACAGGAGGTCCGTGTTGCTACGATCCCACTGGCGGGTCAGCACCCGCGCCGCCACCTTCGCCCGCTCCATCTCGCGCTTGGGGTAAAGGTTCTCGTAGTCAAGATCGAACTTAAGCTCCACAGGGCTGTAGAGATGCGCCGCCGACCGCTCCAGATGCTGGTGCATCATATTGACGAGCGCCTTGGTCCCGTCATAGCGCCCGGTTTCGGTGATCGCGTTGAGAAGCCGGCACTGCGCGGCGCGCGAGGCCGCGCTCACGCGGCACTGCTCGATCGTCTCGTTGGCGAAGGCGAGCAGCGCGCGCTTCTCGGCGGGAACACGGAGCATCACGCTCTCCGTTGATGCTTACGACGCACTGAACGCCAAAAATTAACAAGCCTATCCTGATCCACTCCAAACGGAGGCCAATTCCACCGCTCTCTGCCTTGCTGCCACATTAGCCGTAACGCATTTAAAATCTTAACGTTATCCCGATCATCGCCAGCAATGCCTATATAGGCAACTGCTCCCGAACTGACGCCTTTTCGGCACGCCAAAATCACAACTGATGAAATTTCACCGGTCTTAGCTTTGTCCAAAATCTCTTCGAGCGTATCAACAACAGTCGTCATACGCGCCGCCTGTAGCCGGGCTGCAGCACCTCATTGGCAGGCCGGTCGCCCACCTTGTCCCACCCCATGCGCTCGGCGTGCGCGCCGCGAAGCGCGGTCTGCGTGCGCGCACCGGCATTGGGGAACGATCCGGTCGCAACGGGACCGCTGTAGCCGAGCCCGCTGTCGCGCTGAAAACCGAACGGCGACTGCGGCGCCTCGACCGCGCGTGATACCTCGCTGTTCACAGGAACGGCCGCCACATCGCCCTCGTGGCGCGTCGGCGCAAGGTCAGTGATCTTGAGCCCCGACATCTCGGAGGCAGGAACACCCGCCATCTCAGCCGCCATCTCGGCGCGACGCTCCGACCCGCGCTCCATGTCGCGATAGACCTTGTCGCTCGCCGTCGTCGAGGCGTGGCGGATGAACGGCACGACTATGTCGTCATCGTCCCGATCGTGCCCCACGTAGGCGCCACACAGCTTGCAGTTCTTGGGCATCCCCTTGCAAGGATCCCACACGAACTTGCCGCGGCAGTCAGGGCAGCGGAGACTGAAGGCCATCAATACGCCTTTGGATTTTGAAAGGGCCACACCAAAGCGTCGGCCTCGCCCTTGAAAACCATCCACGCGAGCCGCAACCGGTTGCGCAAACTATAAAGCCCAAAAGGTCGCGCCGGCTCATAGCCCCCGCCTTTGATCTGACAGGACGGCCCTTCCTTAGCGTGCCTAAGCAACTGCTGAATCGTCCACTCGTAAGGCGCTTGGTTCAGCATCTAGCGATACCTCCACGACAACCTCGCCGCCTCAGCCTGCTGGCGCACCCTTGCGCGCTGCTTCTCGGCGAAGAACGCCTCCAGCTTGTTCTTGTTGAACAATTGCAGAGCCCCCTGCATTGTC